TTACAACTGTAGATGGTCGCCATTTTTTAATGCTCCGCAGATGACTGGCTCCCATTGTTTCTCGCTCCGTCTGCTTGCGGCGGAGATTACAAAGGGCACAAGATTCTTGAACAGAGGGAAAGGTTCAGGGGAATTCATGACTTGAAAGTGCAAATGAGGTTGAAGTGAAGACCCTGAATTTCCAACTTTGCCCAAAAGATCACCGCTGCGCACGATGTCGCCGGGACGTACACAGACGGACCCCTTCTTCAGATGTGCATAGAGCGGGTATATGTCGCCACATTTCAGAATGACGTAATTTCCTCCCAAGGCCGAGAATGGTGGAACCATTTTCGGGCCAAATAGCATGAGCCGAAAAAGGTCACGAGCCATACTGATGCGCTCTTTATCCGCCGCACCATCGCTTGCCGCGACCACAGTACCATCCATAACCGAGAAAACGGGTTGATCCCATGCCAAGGTATTTTCGACTGTTATGGTAGTGGCAATGTGGCGGAACAGACTCACATCTTTATAAGGTGATTTGTTGTCATCAACAGCTAAAAAGTCAAATGCGAGTTTTGCGTGACCTGGTGGATTCATTATTGCCCATTGCCCGCGCACAGGAGGATTTAGAATAAAAGACTGGCTCATCTTATGGTGTCCAACGTAAATTAGCGCCCAAATAAAACCTTAAATTTTTATTCGGGCAGGTTGTTAATTCAAATTTTATCAGTATAACCCGATCCATAACACAAGGAGCAATTCATGGCCCAATACGGTTTCGGGTCAGGGGTGGTGTTTGCCGTTCCCCTGACCAATGCGCAAGGCAATTCCCTTGCAAGCAGCACGCCGGTGCGTTTTGGCGTGCTGCAGGATGTGTCGGTCGATTTCAGTTTCACCAACAAGGAACTGCACGGCCAGAACCAGTTTCCGGTCGCCATCGGGCGCGGTCAGGGCAAGATAACCGGCAAGGCCAAGTTCGGGCAGTTCAACGGCGCACTGGTCAATAGCCTGTTCTTCGGCCAGACGCTGGCCGCCGGCCAGTCCACCATTGCCGACAAAGAAGTGCTGACGATTGCGTCGGATACCGGCACGGTCACCAATTCCACGACCTTCGAGGACGACCTCGGCGCAGTCTATGCGTCGAGCGGCTTACCGCTGACCCGCGTGGGCTCGACGCCTGCCACCGGGCAGTATAGTGTCACGCCTGCCGGGGTGTACACCTTTGCAACGGCGGATTCGGGAGCTGTGACCGGCAACATCCTGGTGAGCTACCGCTACCAGACGACTTCTACCGGAACGACTGCCACCAGCATCGCGCTCACCAACCAGTTGATGGGCTATGCGCCGACCTTTCGGGCGGAACTGTACGTTCCCTATGCCAGCAAGCAACTCGTCATCACGCTGAATCAGTGCATCGGCTCCAAACTCAACTTTGCGACCAAACTGGACGACTTCCTGATTCCGGAGTTCGACTTCGAGGCGTTCTCGGATGCGTCGAACAATATCGGCAGCCTCAACTTCGCGGAGTAATGACATGATCGACGGCAAAACAATCAATCTCAACGGACGCGAGTTCATCGTGCCACCCGCACCCTTGTCCTGCGTGCGCCGGTATCACGAGGTGTTCGAGGGTACGGCACCCATCACCATTCTCATCATGGCCGAGATCATTCATGCGGCACTGACACGCAATTATCCCGATCTGACGCAAGACGAACTGGAAAATGATTACCTGAACGTGGCCAACATGAAAGAGGCATTCAACATCGTGATGAACGTCTCCGGTGCCGAAGTAAAAAAGTAGGCGTGCCTGCAGCACCGGTCGATTGGGATTTCATTTATTGCCTGATCATCGACCGCACCGGCTGGTCGTGGGAATACATCGATGACCAGATGGACATCCCAAGACTGCTCAAGATGAACCGGTACTGGCGCACAAACCCGCCGGTGCGCGAGATGGTGCAGGCATATCTGGGCATCGCGGCCGATGACGATAAACCGGCAAGGCAGGACAGCAACGTGGACGAACTGATCGCGCTCTTCGGCGGAATCGGAGGCAAAATATGAGCAAGGTAGCGTCACTCGAGATCGAGATCGCGGCCAATGTGGCGCGACTGACTGAAGATTTTGCGAAGGCAAAAAATGAAGTCAGTTCATCGATGAGCAGCATAAAAAACAATGTCAAGGAATCGATGGCGGGTGTTCTCGAGTCGATGGAGGGTGTCAACAAAAAGATCGCCGCGATGCAGGATGCCTTTGCCACCCTGGGCGAATTTGCGATGGCGGGTGTCATCGGCGACAAGATCGTCGAGATGGGCACCGATTTTGCAGAAGCCGCAGAAAAAATCAGCCGCACGGCGCAGATGACCGGCATGACGACGACACAGGTGCAAGAATTGGGCTATGCGGCAACGGCGACGGGAGCGAGCTCGGAGTCGATGACGACTGGCATGCGTAAATTATCCATGATGATCACACAGGCCAAAAACGGCAGCCGAACGGCGGTAGCCGCTTTCAAGGATGTTGGCATCTCGCAGGAAGATGTCAAGAACAGCAGCCCACACGAAATCCTGATGAAAATTGCCGATGCTTACCGCAATTCCGCCAATGATGCGTCGAAGTCGGCCAATGCGCAGATGCTGTTCGGGCGCGCTGGTGCTGATCTCATCCCGACCTTGAATCAAGGCAGTGCCGGCCTCGATGACTTGAGTGCCAAGGCACGCGAACTCGGCGTGGTGCTCGGTGCCGACGCCATCGAAAAAGGTGAAAAAGCCGCAGCAACTTTCAAAGAGGTTGGCGCGGTCACTCATGCTGCCAGCATGAAACTCGGATCTGATCTCATTCCTGGACTCAAAACCCTCTCGATCGCGTTCGTCGATTCGGCCAAGGATGGCGGCGCGCTGCACGGTGCGGTGCAAGCACTCGACGCGATCATCCTGGGAGCGACCGAGGTCATCACCACCGCCATCAACACGGTGCACGCCTTTGGCGATGCGCTGGGGGCAATTGCCGCCACCATCGCGCATCCGATGAGTGCCAAGACCATCTGGCAGGGCTGGGCGCATGATGTGGATACGTTGCAGGCCAAGCAGGACAAGTTCTTCGCCAGCCTGCATGGCGCGCAAGCGGAAGTCTCGGGCGGCGGCGAATCAGGTGACGATGCTGCGCCGGGTCACATCGGCTCGGACACGGGAATCGGCAGGGGTGGCGGCGCGCATCATCGCGCTTCGCATCATCGTGCCGCGCATCAGGCATCCCAAATGGGCAATTACGAGCAGCAGCTGGCCGACGCGCAGATTTACTACCAGCAGACGAATGATCTGCGCCAGATGTCACTCGAAGATGAAATCGCCTACTGGCAGAAGATTCTCGACCAGGCCAACGTTTACGCCGGCGATCGCATCGCCATCGAACGCAAGGTTGCGCAATTAAAACTTTCCGAGCTCAGGAAGTCGGCGTCTGACCAGCAAAAACTGTCCTCCGAGCAGATCAACTCCGACGAACAGACGGCGTTGAACGCGGTGGCCATCGACAAACAGAAAGCCGAAGAACGGCTCAAGACCGGCGAGATTACGCAAAACGAACTATTGAAACTCAAAAACCAGTTCGAGGATCAGAAATACCAGATCGAGCGCGATGCGCAGCAAAAACGCATCGCACTCATGCAGGGGGATCCGAACAGCGACCCGGCAGCCTTGCAGCAGCAACTCGACAAATTGGCACAGATCCAGCAGCAGCACCTGCTGCAACTGCAAACGATGCAGACGCAGTCGGCAAAACAAACACAGTCCATATGGGATCCGGTGTTCAAGTCCATGAGCCAGGCCTTCGACACCACGGTCAAAGGCATGATCATGGGCACGACCACTTGGCAAAAGGGCATGCGCAACATGATGCAATCGATTCTGGGCGAGTTCATCAACATGGGCGTCAAAATGGTGACGACCTGGGCAGAAAATGAAATGACGCGCACGATGGCATCGATTACCGGCACCGAGGAGCGCTCGGCGGCTCAAGATTCTGCCAATTCGGCAGGGCTAGTGAGTTCGGCAGAAGCCATCATCAAGGCGATCATGAACGACGCCGTCAAGGTGTTCTCCGGCGTGTGGGCAGCGTTGTCCGGGATTCCGTATGTGGGGCCAGTATTGGCTGCAGCAAGCGCACCCGCCGCGATGGCAACTGTGGCCGGCGTTGCGAGCAGTGTGGCGTCTTCTGCCGGGGGTGACTGGCAGATTCCGTCCGACCGGTTGAACTTCGTGCACAGGAACGAGACGATCCTGCCTGCGGACAAGTCCAAGGGCCTCGACGAGCTGATTCGTCATGGAGCTTCCGGATCTGGTGCGCCGATCCACATCCACGGCAATCCGGCGAGCACCTTCACCATGAGCCAGTTGCAGACCATGCTGCGGCAGATGGGGCGCAACTTCGTGCCCGTGGCCCGCTAGACCTGTGAACATTCTCCTGGCATGGGAGATGGGTGGCAACTGGGGACACGTTTCGCGCGACCTCCCGGTGCTATGCCGATTGCAGTCTGGGGGACACAATGTTCTGTATGCGGTGCGCGATGAGACGATCTTGTCGTCCCTGTCCGCCTCGGTCGGTATCCAGTGTGTTGCCGCTCCCCGTGGCGCGAAACTTTCCCGGATGCCGCGCAACCTGGCTGGCTATGCCGGAATCCTCTTTGCTGACGGGTTCGGCGATGCGACGATTCTGCAGGAGCGCATCACCGGATGGCGGCATCTCTTTGCCGAATACCAGATCGACGTCGTGGTAAGCGACTATGCGCCATCAGCGCTCCTGGCCGCGCGCGTCGCCAAAATCCCGTCGGTTGCCTTCGGCAGCGGCTTCGAGATTCCGCCGGACGTGGCGTTGCTGCCCTCGTTTTGCGGGGGTGGCGCGCAGGATGAATCGGCACGCAGTTTCTCGGAAGGTCTGATCGTATACAACGTCAACCGCGTCATGAAACAGATTGGCGATGCACCATTGCAACAAATGGCACAAATCTGTCAGGGCACCCATTGCGTACTGGCCACCTTTGCCGAACTCGATCACATCATCGATCGACCGCCGGGTGCTGTCTATGCTGGAGCGGTGCAGGAGTTGCCTGGCAGCATGGCGTCAAGCTGGAGAACCACGAACAAGCCCCGCGTGCTGGTATATCTGCGCGGGATGGGTTTGCTTATCGACGAGGTACTGCGCGTTCTCGACGGAATCGGCGCCGAGGTGATCGCCGTGCTCCCGGACGCAGGATCGATCCGGTACGTTCATGCCGATGTCCGCGTGTTCCGGCAGCAGGTTTGCTTCGATGGTTTGCTGGACAGTGCTGATCTTGTCATCGCATCCGGATCGGGAAGTATCACCCTGTCGTTGCTGGCAGGTGTTCCAGTGCTGTTATGTCCCGGGTGCACCGAGCACGAGATGATGGCTTCCCGCGTGGAAGAGATGGGAGCAGGTATTGCCGTTCGTGCCGGAATGGTGGTTGCCGATGCGATGCATCGTTTGTTGCACGACGACGCTTTCCGGGATGCGGCAGTGAGCTTCGCCGCGAAATACGCCGGATTCAGTCAAAAGACGGCCATCGCCACAGTAATCGACGTCATCAACGCAGCCTCATCGGGCCATTCATGAGCATTGCCATCGTGACACCACCACCCCCGGCAGGGTGTGGCGCGATCTTTCCGACGCTACCCGGCATCCAGTGGGGCGTGCAGAAGTCGCCGCAGTTCAACACGGTGACCCACCGCGCCGTATCGGGTTACGAGATTCGCGCCGCGCGCATGCAGTATCCGCTCTGGACATTCACGCTCTCTTACGAGTTCCTGCGCGATGGCGCCTATGCCGAACTCAAGACCCTGCTCGGGTTCTTCCTGCAGCAGATGGGCAGCTTCTCGGCCTTCTGCTACCAGGATCCGTCCGACAATGCCGTCGTCAACCAGATCTTCGGCACAGGCGATGGCATGACGGTTTCATTCCAGCTTTCGCGCGCCTATGGCGGCTTTGTCGAACCGGCACAGAACGTGAACGGCACACCGCAGATTGTTGTGGGCGGCACGCTGCAAGCGGCGACAGCGTTTTCCATCGTCAATGGCCTGGTTTCATTTGCAACTGCGCCCGCCGCCGGTGCTGTGCTGACCTGGACGGGATCGTTCTTTTATCGGGTGCGATTTGTGGATGATCACGCGGATTTCAGCCAGTTCATGTATCAGCTATACGAACTCAAGCAACTGTCCTTTGTCGGCAGCCCGGCAAACAAGGTGTGATACAGCCTTCGAGGGCTGCTCGCTGATCAGTTGTCATAGTGAAAACGGCAGGCAATCACTACCAGTTCCGCATCGGTAGCGCGATAGACGAGCCGATTCGTATCATCGATACGTCTCGACCAGTATCCCGACAAATCGCCGCGCAAGGGCTCGGGTTTCCCGATTCCCGCAAACGGCTCTTTTGCCGCAGCGGTGATTAGTAAATTGATTCGCCTGAGAGTCTTCTTGTCCTGATCCTGCCAGTAGAGATAGTTCTCCCAGGCATCAGGCACGAAACGAATGGCCCGCACGATCAATCGGCGGGGAGCAATGCACGATCGTGCGCCAATCCTTGCCTGTCCTGGGCGATGGCTCTGGCAAGTACCGCCGCATTCGCGGGATTGCTGGTCAAATGAAGGGTTTCCATGATGCTGTTGTAGCTGTCCAGCGACATGATCACCGCATCGCCTTCGGCATCACGGCGGCTGATGACGGTAACATCCGCATCCCGGACTACATCATCCAGAATGGATTTCAACTCATTGCGCGCGTGGGTATAGGTCACGACTTTCATGGTCATCCCACCTGTTCATAGAGTTGTACAAGTATAGCGACTGCACACGCCCGATGCAAGCTGGATACCAATCCCATCCACTTGCCATAGCCAGAATCTTCCACGAAAGAATGATCATGAAATCCGCATCTCCTGCACTAATTGCGCTGCTGGCATCGCAACAGTTGCTGTACGCCGATCTCTACACCATTACGCTCATCGTGGCAGATCCGGGTGCCTCGACTGGCGGATATGGAGGCTATGGTTATGGGCCACCAGCCCCGGTTCAGCTTTTTTACACGGACGCCGACCAGAAGCTCATCTACAACAGTAACACCTATCTGTGCACGCATCCGGCGGTGTCACGAACCGGCACCAAGTGTTCGTCGGATATGTCGGTCGATACGGTGGATGTATCGATCTTTGGCAGTGATGCAGATCTTGTGAATGGCAGCGTTCCATTCCCGCAATTCGCGCTCAACGGCGGCTTCGATGGTGCCACGGTCAGCATCGACCGCTGCTTCATGCCGACCTATGGCGACACCTCCGCAGGAGTGGTCAACATTTTTTTCGGCAACGTGTCGGAAGTCAAGCCTTCCCGGTCGGCGTTGGTGCTAACGGTGAGTTCGCAACTGGAACTCCTGAATCTCGACATGCCGCGCAACCTGCTCATGCCCGGCTGCATCCATAACCTTTTCGATGCAGGATGCACGCTCTATCAGACATCGTATCAAGCGTATGACTCCGTTTCTTCCGCAACGACAGGTGTCATCAACAGCACAGGTCTCAACATGCCATCCGGCTATTTCACAAATGGAACCATCATGTTTACTTCCGGCACCAATACGGGTGTCACCACCACGGTCAAACAGCACACGCTGGCCAACGGAATCAATACATTTACCTTGACGGTGCCGCTGAATGTCGTGCCTGGCATTGGGGACAACTTCGCTGCATTTCCCGGCTGCGACAAGACGATGGCGACCTGCGCCAATACATTCAACAATCTCGCCAATTTCCGTGGCTGGCCGTTTGTTCCGGCGCCTACTGCGAGCATGTGACATGAAAGGCACCCGGGAAGATGTCATGGCAGAACTGCAAAGCTGGCTTGGCACGCCTTATCACCACGCCGCCCGAGTCAAGGGCGCTGGTGTGGATTGCCTGATGCTGCTGGTCGAAGTTTATACGCGCGCGGGCGTCTTCGCGCGCATGGGGGTGGATGCGGCTTCCATCCACATCCCCCGTTATCCGCAAGACATCATGCTGCACCGTAATGAAGAGACGTATCTGAATGGCGTGTGCCAGTACGCGGTCGAGACAGACCAGCATGACACCGGCAATATAGCGTTGTGGAAGTTCGGCAGAATTTACAGCCATGCAGCGATCATCACCGACTGGCCCCACATCATTCACGCCTATGCGCCTGAAAAAATGGTCGTGACAGGC